AGCCTTGCAGGTGTGAAGAACATCGCGGGCGAGATCAGTAAGGCCATTTGGTTCGGTCCAGCGCTCGTGCTGGAAAGCGGCTTTCAATGCGCCGATACGCTCGTGGAAAGCTTCAGGACGATGCGTGATTCAGACGGTGAAACGAGTCACGGCGTGCTCGTGATCAATAGCCTTGTTCGGGTGCTGCAATGAGGGCTGGAAAGCTCGATGCTACGATAGCAATCCAGAGAGTCGGGTCTGTGATCGATGATGCCGGCACACCCCAGGAGTCAGTTTTCACGATCGCCACGCTACGCGCGCAAGTTATCCGATCGAGCGTCGAAGAATTTATTCGCGGATACGGTGCATCCGATGAGACCGTGACTGTGTTTCGCATCCGGTACATCGAAGGCGTCCAGAACGCCGACAAGGTTCTGCATGGCGGCAAGATTCACAATATCAAAGAGGTGAAGGAAATCGGCCGGCGTAGGGGCTTGGAAATCAGAACGGTGAGTCTGGGCTGATGCGTGGATTGAAGCCAAAACTTGTCATTTCCAACGAAGCGGTGACGCGGGTTCCGGCACCCCCTTCGCATCTTCCCGCCGTGGCGAAGGCGGAATGGAAACGTGTCGTTCCCGATCTCATCGGACGTGGAATTTTCACCGATCCACCGTTGGTTGAAAGCTATTGCGCCGCCGTCGCCGGCGCTCGTGAGGCGCAGAAGGCGCTCAAGGGTCGTGTGATGCTAGGCGGGAAGGCGCATCCCGCCGTCCGGATGCATCAACAGTATCTAGAAATTGCACGGCGGCACGCCGCCGAGTTAGGACTTACACCGATCGCCCGCCAGCGCACGTCTATAGGCGCAAAGCCTGAAGAGTCCGGCGATGAATGGGCTTGAATGGCTATTTGATAATTCGCCGATCGACGATCCGGAGGGGCATGGCGAAAGGGCGGTGCGTGCGCTGAAGAAGCTGAAGCATCCCAAGAGTATCTTGCCGGGTCATGCCTTCCGGCTCGATCCGCCCTTTGAGCGTATCGTCCGGCGTATCTATGGGCCGAAGGATGAACACGGGCAGCGGCTCGTGCGTACCGTTTATTTCCAAGTTGGGAAGGGCAGCCGCAAGACATCGCTCGCCGCTGCATTGGGCCTCCTGCACACCTTCGGTCCTGAGAAGGTGGCGCGCGGCGAGAACATCGTTGCCGCCGCCGATCGGAAGCAAGCGCGAATTGCCTTCGAAGAAGCAATGTCGATCGTCGAAACGCAAGCCACTTTGTCAGGCAAGGCCCGGCCGGTCGATAGTCGCAATCGCATCATTCACGTTCCGTCCGGATCAAGGTTCGAAGCAATCAGCAGCGATGCGCCGACGCAGCATGGCCGCACCCCAATGTTCATTCTCGTGGATGAACTTTGGGCGCACAAAAAAACCGATCTCTGGCACGCATTGCGAACCGGAGCGGCAAAGACTCCCGGCTCATTGCTGGTCGTCGCCACCACGGCCGGCCGTGGGAACGAGTCCCCGGACTTCCCGATCTATGAATACGCAAAGAAGGTGCAGGCCGGCGAGATCGTCGACCCGCACTTTCTGCCGATCGTCTTCGAGGCTGGTCCCGATGATGTCTGGGATGACGAAACCGTTTGGCCCCGCCTTCTGCCGGGCCTTCAGTATGGCTATCCCGATCTTCCATCCCTTCGCCAGCTCGCCCGTGAGGCGCGAGAGCGTCCGGCCGATCGAGCGGCCTTCGAGCAATTTTTTCTGGGGGTCCGGCAGGACAATAGCCTGTCGCCCTTCGTTGAGATGCCCGTTTTCGACCTGGGGCGCTCCAGGGTTGATTTGGAGGCCCTACAGGGGCGGGAATGCTGGCTGGCGGTGGATTGCAGCACCACGACCGATCTAACCGCCGTGGTGGCCGTTTTTCCGGACGGTGACGATTATCTGTGCGCCGCCTGGGGCTTTGTCCCGGCCGACAACCTTCAGGCTAGGGCCGATCGAGATCGCGTCCGCTATCCCGAATGGGCCAAAGAGGGCTGGATCATCGCCACATCAGGGAACGTGATCGATTACCGGGCCGTAGTGAACCACATCCGCGATCTTGCAGATAGATTCGATGTGCGAGAAATCGCCTTCGATCCGGTTTATGCAATGCCCGTCATGCAGCCCCTAACCGATGACGGTTATCCCTGCGTCACGCTTCGACAGGGTTATGTAACTCAATCGCCTGCGTTGATTGTGTTGGAACGCGAGATCAGGGGCGGGCATTTGAAATGGGAAAGCCCGGTTCTGAGGTGGTGCATGGAGAATGTCGCCATCCACACAGACGGCCCGTCTAACCGCACCATGCACAAGGGTAAGTCGCGCGATCGTATTGACCTTGCCGTTGCCTTATGGATGGCGGTGTCGAGAGCGGTGGCAGGCGAGACTCCATCTATCTACGAATCCGACGAATGGTCGGATGAAATGGCGGTGTTCTAGTGGCTTCTCCCGACGACGAATTGCAACGCTATATCGCCAATCTCCCACGAAGGATGCGTGATGAGTTGCCCGGCGTGATCGACGAGGAGGCCCAAGCGTTATCCGCCGCGCAGCGTGACCGGCTGCAATCGCTGTTGCAGCCGCCGGAAGAAACCGGGGGGCTAATGGAGTCGTGCCGCGTTGATGACGGCGCACACGATCTAGAGCGGATCGTCCGCGCTGGCGGCAATCTGACCGAAGGCGAAATCCGCGGCGGGAGCGGCGTGGCGTTTGATCACGCGCTCGCTTTTGAATTCGGGACCCGGCGTCAGCCGGCGCGGTCGTTTTTTTGGTCGACGGTCCGGGAGCGGCGAGACGCTATGCAAAAGCGGATCAGCGCCGCGGTAGAAAGGATTCTCGGATGAACGAGTGTGCGCGCGAACTGGAATGGACGGGCGGCAAGCACGTTTTCAACCTCAACCGTACCGACGTGCTCGCCGTGCTGTCCGGCACCGGGCCGAAGATGGCGCGGGTCCGCTCCGGCGTCCTCAAGTTCGACCCGCTCAAAGGCCACAATGGCGACACGCCGGCAGCCTGTCTCAAACGCTTCGACGACGGCTCCTATTCGATCCCGGATATCGAACGCATCGTTCTCTATGGCTTGTGGGGCGGCGGCCTCAGCCTCTCCGACGCTGACGACCTGGTTGCCGAGCATGTCCGCGGCAAGCCGCTCGCAGCCAACGCCGCCGTAGCCTTTGAAGTCCTCGCCGCCCTTTTCGTAGGAGCATCCGATGCCGGCGCCGGCGCTTAGTTTCCCCGTCCGGGCAAACCTGGACGACTTCAATAAGAAGATGGGTGACCTCGGCAACATTGCCGGGCGCGCGACCCGTCTTGCGGTGAAATCTTTCGAGAACATGGACAACGCCATCGTCGCCAGCTCGGCGACGTCGTTTCGCAAGATTGCAATGGGCGTCGGCGGCGCCGTGGTCGCGGCCAAGTTGCTCGGCGCGGCCATCTCGGCTACGCGCGAGCAACTGGCAGACTTGCTTGCGATCGCCGACAAGGCGCGCGATCGCAATGTCGGCGCTGATTTCTTTCAGGGCTTTGTCGCGGAATCACTGAAGCTCAAAGTTGCAGCGCAGGACATGGAAGACGCGCTATCGCATGCCTTCCAGGCGACGAAGGAGAAGTCGCCGATCAACCTGTCAGAGTGGGAAACGGCCGGCGAGCGTATCACCGAGGTCGAAAAGGCGCTGCGCGTGTTCAACGCGACCGGCGAGAAGCTTCAGGGACTCGTGCTGTTTCGGGATGCGCAGACACAGGAAGACAAGATTATGGCGGTGCTGACTGCCATGAAGGAGCTGGAGGCGCAGGGCCGCAAGCTTGAAGCCTTGCAACTCGGCGAACTGATGTTTGGATCGAAGTTTGTCGACAACATCCGACTCGGCAAAACATCCGTGGATTCCATCCTGCAGAGCATGCAGGCCGCAAAAGAAGCCGGCGACGGCGTGTTCTCCCAAGCCATGATCGAGCGCGCCAAGCAGGTGGACGATCAGCTTCGCCTCGCGCATCAGCGGCTCGACAAGGAAATGAAGCCATCCTGGCAATCGCTGGCGAGCATCATGCTCGACATCAAGGAGGCATGGACCTGGGTCGTCGACAAGGCGGCCGCGTTTGTTGGGTGGATCAATCGCGTCGATCTGCGGATTTTGAAAGCCGAATTGGCCGATATCAACAAGGCGTTGGAGGAAGGCCCGAACCGGGGCGGGCTGTATAGCCTCTGGTCCGACCGGATGCTGCAGGAGCGGCGCGACACGCTGCAACAGAGAATCGATGATCTATCCGGCCCCAACACTCGGCCGATGATCACGGTTAACCGTCCGTCGCGGGGCGAAGGCGTGGCGCCAACACGCACTGACACGGGCGCCACCCACGACCGTTTCGAATCATCGGCAGAGGCGATCGAAAAGAGGACCGCAGCACGAAATGCGGAAACGGCAGCGATCGACCTCGGCACAGCCGCGCGCGAGCGGGCGAAAGTCGTGGCCGAGCTTGAGACGGTCGCCATGCAGACTTACGGCGAGATCACTGACGAGACGCGCGAAAAAATCAACGCAATCGCGGATGCTTGGGGCAACGCGGCGGCTGCGGCGGAGAAAGCGCGTGGCCCGATGGCAAGCTACATTCGTGACGCCAACGATCTCGGCAAAGCGATGGAGAACGCAACTGTGTCCGGAGCGCGTCAGCTAGAAAACGGACTGATGGACGTTGTAAAGGGTACAAAGTCGGTCGGCGGTGCAATGAAAGACATGGCCGATGCAATTCTTGATGAAGTAAAGCGAATCTTGATCCGTAAGCTGATCATTGCGCCCATCATGGCGCTGTTGAATTCGCTCATTGCAGGCCCGAACGGTGGCATGTTTGGCGGTGGAGGTATGTTTGGCAGCGGCGGTATGCTTTTCGGCGGGGGCATAGACGCCCCAAATCAGTTTGCCGCTGCGTTTCCCACTCCGTTCGCAGCGGGCGGCTACACCGGCTCTGGCGGCAAATACGATCCCGCCGGTATCGTGCATCGCGGCGAATATGTTTTCGATCAGAACTCCGTTCGCAGAATTGGGCTGGAAAATCTTTCTCGTTTGCATCGCGGTTATGCGGATGGCGGCCATGTCGGAGGATCGCAGGCGCCGCGTGATTTCAAAGTCGAGATCATCAATCAGTCCGGCCAACAGGTGAGGGCGCGCGACGGCGGGCGCCAGCAGCAGGGTGGAATCGATATTCAGCGGATCGTCATCGATGTTGTGGCCAGCGGAATATCATCCGGAAAAAGCCCGATCAATGATGCAATCGAATCTCGATATGGTCTTGATCGGACGCGGAGTATGTCTTCGTGATTGATCTCGATTGGCTTCGAGATCGTCTTGTCATGGTGTTGCGGGATCAACTCGCCAACCCGGGCGCCTTGCCAGATATTCCACCGGCGGGTCGGCGCATCTGGGAAATTTTCGTCGATCTCAATTCTACTCGTGCGATCGGATTCACACCGTGCCCGATCACCTATGCGGAGATCTGTGCTTATTCGCGTTTGGCCCGCGCGCCCATTCGACCTTTCGAGATGAAGATCATTCTTGATCTCGATCGCGTGTATCTTGAACATGCAAACAAAAGATCATCGAAAGATCAGGAGCAAACAGTTTCAACAAGGCCCATGTCTGGCGCTCTATTTGATGCGCTGTTTGTGCGAGGAAAAAAGGTGGAAATATCCACCGATTGACCACCCTGGCATAAATCGAGTCAGCTTGCGCGTTTTCAAATGCGAGGGCTGATCCAATGAATCAGAAAGAGACTTTCCTTCAGGAATATTGCGAATTCCTGAGCAATGAACTGCGGATGGTGCAAATCGAGCTTTGGGGTCAAAGCGGATACACCCTGGGATGGTGTCCAATAAACACCGCTGCAAAGCGATTCCACTTTGAAGATGATTGGCGAGAAATCGCGCCGCCTTCCACCCGTGCAGAATACGTGTTGGCCGCGGCGTGGATTGCCAGAAGGAAAAGCCCAAGTGATTGGAGTGATGGCGCCATCCTTCCGCGTCAATAA